CTGTTCGGAGAAAAGGTGCGTCGTCCTAGGATGAACGTTCCGATTCGAGAACACGGAAACAACTTGGCCAATTACTGGCTTGAGTATCAGTTCGGTTGGCGTCCTTTAGTTAGCGACATTTATGGAAGCTGTGAACTTATCGCAGATACGTATTACAGAGCTAAGCCCAGTAGCGTTATCGGTGTGTTCAAAGAGCGAATTCCTGAAAAAACTTTTCGAAAATGCAATTGGCAAACTCCTTTAGGTCCCGGTTATACAATAGCCGAAGACGGTAGGATTACCCATATTGCATCTGCGAAGGTCTATCTAGAGTTTCTCGAAGACAGCTCCATTCGGTCAGCTCTGAGTACGACTGGATTATCTAATCCTCTTAATCTCGCTTGGGAGTTGTTGCCCTATAGTTTCCTCGTTGATTATCTCCTTAAAGTTGGAGATTATATCAATTTATTGGATTCTACAATGGGTTATACTTTCCTCCGCGGAACAGAGAGTTTTAGAGTATCTAGCTCGGGCTCATCTAAGTTGGTCGAACCTGCTATTGTAGCAAGCTACAATAGCTTTTACCACGACAACGAAGTAGTGTGGATGGAGGGAATGTCGAAAGCTTATTTCGCGAGCATAAAGCATCGCAATATTCTGACTTCTTTTCCTTCTCCGTCACTAATTAGAGGTAGTGGTCTTGGTGTTGAGCGTACGCTTAACTGTATTTCTTTAATAACCCAAGCTTTCGCAAGAAAGTAATTTTCTACATAGGTGCTCATTATGGCTCAAATTGCCGCCCTTACCGTCAACGACGGTGCCGCTACTCCTGTTGCCCATACTTTTGCTGTGCAAAAGGCTGGAAATCAACCGACTCCCAACACGACTTTGTCTGCTTGGGAAGATCGTACGAGTGGCTTTGTGGTCGGATACAATCGTATCTCGATCTTGGGTCGTTATCCTGATAAGAACAATCGTTCAACGAAAGTCTCTATCAAGATCTCGGCTCCTATCCTGGAAACTGTGTCGAACAACACCGTCTCCGGTATTGCCCCTGCTCCAACTGTCGCTTATACGCCCATGGCAATGATTGAATTCATTTGTCCAGAACGTAGCTCGCTTCAGTCTCGCAAGGATCTGCTCGCTTTCGTGCGGAATACCCTGACTCAGGCATTCGTAACTTCTGCAGTTCAGGATGGCGACTTCCCTTACTAAAGGGATTTATTGTCTTATGGACAATTTTCGCTACCTACTGCTCGTATTCATTGTTATCATAGCAATGATACTAAGTTATTCGTTCCTAGTTAAAAGTACTCCTAACCCGAAAGGTGGCAGTTTTGAAAGTCAAACTTCAAAAGCGGGCATTTTCGATGCCCTGCATGACAGTACCAGAGTCGACCAAATCGATTGAAAAGCTTGTAGAAATGTTTCCTTACGGTAAACTAAGTTTTGTTCCTTCCTCGAAGGACTTCTTGGAGCCTCCGGAAATAGATTATACGGCCTATAAGACCGATGAAGTTGATCTCCTCAGAGCCGATTTACTCCGTGTAAACTTCCTCAAAAAGGCTAAGTTCTTGTCTGGAACTAGCCCCAAAGAGGTCGCAAAACGTGAGTTTATACGTGCAGAGGAGAAGTGTTTAGAAACGAATTATTTTCTAAAAAAGTTAGCTGATGGTCGAATTAACGACAATCCGCTGAACGCAGTTCTTTTTACTGCGCAGCGTAAAATAGCTAGCATTCTAGGAAGATATTCGTTTGAGTCCTCATTGACCTTAAGTCGATGGGGGCCAGGTTCGACATCGTCCTGTAAAGGAGCCGAAGTCTCAGCAAGTGATAAATTTGCTGCGCGACCTCATACAACACCTCACTTTTCTAGAATTGCTCATCAAATGTTGAGCGAATGCCCTTCGTGGTCTGCAATGTTAGCAGACTGCGACGTCGAAGTTCCGGTTTCACCGGTATTAGACGTAATAAAGGGATCTAGAGTTTCCTTCGTCCCCAAGAGTGCAAAGACTCATCGGGCTATTTGTGTTGAGCCTCACTTGAATGTTTATTTTCAAGCTGGCATCGGTAGGCTCATTCGGCGTAAACTCAAATACGCAGGAGTTGACCTAGACGATCAGTCTCTTAATCAGAGACTGGCTCAATATGGTAGCATCGATGATTCTCTAGCAACCCTCGACTTACGAAGCGCAAGCGATACGATCTCTCACGAGTTAGTAGCGCAGCTTCTTCCAGAAGAGTGGTATGAGGCTATGAATGCATGCCGTTCACATTACGGATCGTTTGATGGAAAGGAATACTTCCGATTCAACAAATTCTCTTCAATGGGAAACGGGTTCACATTCGACCTTGAGAGCCTGATTTTTTATGCTCTCGCACTTGCGGTATGTGAGTTAGAAGGTTTTAATCCTTTTTGGGTTAATGTTTTTGGAGATGACTTAGTCGTACCATCAGGTATCTCTCAATCTATGATTGATATACTTGAGAAATGCGGCTTCGAAGTTTCGAAAAATAAATCGTTCGTGCAGGGCCCTTTTAGGGAATCCTGTGGACACGACTACTTTCTTGGCTCACAAGTACGATCGGTCTATCTCAAAGATAGACCTGTCACTCCTTTAGACTGGTTGAAGATAGCGAACAGCATCCGACGACTTAGCCACCAGTGGCTTGAGTATAAGGGCTGTGATCGCAGGCTAAAATTAGCCTATGATTTCGCTGTCTCACGGGTCCCCAAAGACTTCAGATTTAAAATACCTGATGGTTTTGGGGATGGCGGGCTCGTCGTTAATTTCGACGAAGCATGTCCTAGACTCGCAGCCGACATACAAGAGTATGCCGGATGGGAGGGCTTTGTCTTTCAGCATCTAACCACCGAAGCGGTGTGCAAAGAAGAGCAAAGCAGGAGGCTTATAACGGCTGGATGTCATACTCTGTCAAAAACAGGGAACAGCATTCCTCTCCGTGATAAGGTAGTACTTAAGAAGGCAACCTCGATCGCGCCTATATGGCGCGATTTGGGATTGTGGAATTAATCTGTTAAGATTTTTTCTTTTCTCCCTTCATTAAGGGTGGATGCAATTGCA